ACGGCGCCCGGCCCCATCTCGTACATGTTTGGCTCTTTGGGTGCCACCTGCTCATTACGCGGAATCATGCTGGCGAACGGGTTGTCCGAGCTGGGTCCTTTGGTTTTGATAAAGACCGTGAACATACCAGCGATGACTGCGGCCATCAACTCAGCCTCGGTATACCGCGTCAGTTGCTTCAGTGTTTCGATGACAGGCGCGAGGATCGGTACGCCGCGACGCTGCTCCGCTCGTTCTGGCTCCATCAAGTGCAGCACGTTCGGCCGTCCTGTCTTCGCGCCAAATGCTTCCACCCGCACCCACTTGCGCAGTTCCGTGGACGTGTAGCCCGTTTCGATTGGATACGAATTGCTAATGTGGTAGGCGAGTAGCGCTCCGCTGTCATCAATCTCCACGCCAGATATAATCCGGTTGTTGTTGGTCGCCCTACCTTCGACCGAATCTCCGAATGTGCCTTCGGCCATCGGTGTACTAATTCGATCCGCCTCGATCACGTGCAGCCGCAGACTGTACGGCATCCATGGTGTATGCTTGTCGTGACGAAAGAGTGCGAAAGAATCGCCATTCATCAGCATGCCGAGAAAAGCGACCGTTTGTTGCGCGTAGAAGTCGTTCATGCGTAGCGCATCGGAATGCTTGGACTCGGACCAAAGTTCGAATTCTTCCTCAACCTGACCACGCCAGAGGTCAGCCTGCTCCTCTGTCATGCCCAATCGTTCGGCATTGATTCGAGATTTCAACCGTAGACCCGTTCCGATAACGTTCGTCTTTGCCGTTTTCAGCGCAGCCGCTCCGATCGGACCGTTCATATATAAATCCCTCGATCGGGCACGCAGCTTGTTCAAATTTCGATCGATGTCGTCCTTCGGCCCTAAAGCATTGGCGATCCAGCCCCGCATACTCTTTTTTTGTTCAGACGCGCCCCCTTGCTCGTACCCGTTAAGGACCTCCATCACTCCGCGGGCCGCCACCCTGCGCATAGCAGCTTCTGGCGAAAAAAAGGAAACCACTTTGTCGATTGGATTAATTTCACTCACCTCCCCTCGTTTGCCTGTTATTAATAATCACGCGGTATGACGCCAAACATCCGGTTTCGACCGCGTCCGCATTCTTTTGCGGCTTCATTAGCGACCTCTTTTTCCAGATACTTAATCATCTCCGCGATTTCTTTCAAATTAGCGCGGTTTAGTTCGCGCGTTCCGATCGAATAGCTTTGTGCGCCGCCCAGTATCGCAGCCTCACAAGCCATATATTGTTCCAGTCGGACGCGCAACGTTTCAAGACGCGTAGCCATTTAGACCTCCACCCCCCTGCTCATAACGCCCCGGCGCTTCTTCGCCCCGCTCGTCGGCGCCGTAGCAGGCTTTGGCTGATGCTGCTCTGTCCGATGCCTGAGCAACGCTTCGATTACCGTTTCTCCCCCAATGATTTCGAGCGCAGCAGAAGCATAATTTCGGCAGTCAAACGGTTCGTTTCGCACTGAACCGGCCTTCAGCTCCCACTTATACGTAATCCTCCCGTCGACTCGGCGAGGTACGCGGTGTTCACTCGTCAACCCGTTGAAGTAGTCTTCGTCGTACCCCGCTCGGGCCAATTCCGGAAAATGACAAAAACCCGGACCCGGGAATTTAATCGATAGACGGGATACCAGCGTATCTTTACCAACATCAACGCCGAGGATGAACAACCATGCGCCCTCGTCGTTCCGACGTTTCGGGCGACCGATGAACGGAATACCCATACCGCCCTTTCCCTTGATCGCCCATACGCGAAGCGATTCCCTTGCGCAGCAATAGGTATATACTTGCTTGGTATAGTGGCCACCGGTATCGATCGCAGTCGACAGCACAGTCATTCGCTCGCCATCCGCACGAAGAAATGGCGCTTTAACGACCTGCTTATCGAGCATGTCCCATACATACCGCTGCCCGGGATCGCCCATGATTACACCATACTGGACACCCCAGCTCTCCGCTTCGGAACCCCAGCCAACAACCTCGTATTCAAGCCGATTATCCTGCACGTCGACCCCGCAGGTCAGCAGCACCACTTGATCCGGTATGGCATTGTAGATTTCCCGGCGTTTGATGAGCGAATCCGAGTCGACACCGGTCCCTCGTTCCTCCCAGGTCTCACCCAGTGAGGTATTGATCCATACTTTCAGCTTGCTCGGCCCGCCGCGCTCCGCCGACTTGAAATCCTCAACGATACGCGTCCAGCGTTTCCACGGGCTCGCTAATTCATTGAGATGGAAACCGCGCATCTGCTTGTTCTTTCTCCGTGCCCGCCACTCGCCGGATCCGGACTTCCATTCGCGTTCAAGGTGGAGCACGCCGCAATGCTTGCAGGCGAGTTCTGCCCGCGTGCATCGTTTCTCGACGGGATCATAATCGAATTTAAGCTGCTTCCATGAAAGCGGCTGATATGTTCCGCAGCTCGGGCAAGGCAAATACCATTGTTCCATGCTACTGTCCAGATAAAATTCTTCGATCCGGCTGGCCCCTTTAATCGTCGGCGTGCTCACCAGTAGGCGTTTGAAATTAAAAAAGGTCGTTGCCCGCTTCGTCACCAGCTCGACCGGATCACCTTCGTCACCCGCTTCGTCCGGATAACGATCAATCTCGTCACCCAATACGATGCGGATCGGTCGGCTGGCGAGTGACGGGGCAGAGTTCGCGCCGGATAAGGTGACGTGACCGCCCGGGAACGATTTGTACAGTAGTGTGTTCCCACCTTCACGCGACTTGCTCCGTACTTTCTCTCGCAAGGCAGGCGTATCGCGAATCATCGGCGCTAAACGGTCTTTTGAGAAAGCCTCCGCCAGATCGAGCGTTGGCTGCACAAGCATGATCGGCGCCGGGTCCTGATGCATATGGTAGCCGATGACATTCAGCAGCAGCTCCGTTTTCCCAACCTGTGCAGAAGACTGCACAATGATGGTTTCCGTCTCCTCGTCGCTGATCGCGTTCATAATCTCACGCATGTACGGCGTACGTTCGGTGCGCCACTGGCCCGGCTCCGCTGACGACTCCGACGACAATCGCCGATGCTCGTCTGCCCACTCCGATACCTTCAGGTCAGGCGGTGGAGCAACTACGGTTACGAGTTCTCGGAATAGCTGGATTGTATGATTGCTAGGAGCCTTCAATCAGATCAGCCCGCTTGCTGGTGTTTTTGAATTTCCCCGGGTCGTAATCGGACAATTCGCTTAGCGCTTCGTGCATGGCCCGCGTCAGATGTCCCTTGATAACATTGATTTCCTCAATCCCCGCAAGCTGCGGAGCCAAACGCGTAGGGACGGATAAAATTTTTTGTCGGAAGGCTGCGAGCATGTCGCTCATAACCGCTTCGACGTCTTCGGCCATATGCATTTCCCCGCGCATACGGGCAAGCTCCAACGCGGCGCGCTCCTTCTTAATCCGCTCATGGTCCGTCTTTTCGTCGATGAATCGCGGTTTATCCGTTTCTTCCTTCCCACCCTGTGTGTGCTCGATGTACGCTTGTACAGATTCACCCAGCACATATTTCCCGCGACCAGACTGTACCAGCACTTTATCCCGCGTGAGCTGCCGTATCCCTTGCGGTGTTTTTCCCAAGATTGCGGCCAATTCCGACGTGATGACTTCCTGATTTTGAAAAAGCTCGGCTGCCCCCTTCGGTTTCGCCACAGTTAACACCTCACTTTCGCTTTAAAAACGTCTATATTGAAGTGAAATTTTGAAACATCAATCGAAGCGAAAATTAAAAAAATCCCTTATCGACAGAGGCTCATCCGAAAGGGAAAGGAAAATTTACAATTTTTAGCTGGGCGATTTTTGGGCTCGCTAGCACCCGCAGTCAAAAATGACCCCCAGAGGGACCCACGCTTTAGTTCGCGAAAGCAAATGACAGACAATCAGCACATCGCAACCACATCCTTTTCGTCGATATAAAACAAAAAAAAGCCCGCAAAATCGGGGCTTTCGGGCAATTATTTATTGACGAACGTAAATAATTAATGTATAATAAAGACATAAGGAGGTGAGACAAAGAATGAAGAAAAAGAGTAAGAAGAAGCAGAACGATGGACGCGATGTAATCCTTCTCTTGACTGCCAT